GTATTCAGACTAAGCAAGCGAACCAACAAGCATCAACGGCTCGCCAGCAAACAATGAAATCTGTGCAAGTTGATAGTGGTGGAAGTGGTGAGAGTTCAAAAAGAGTTTACCGACGTGCTGACCTAATTCGGCTAAAAATGAACGATCCAGCCCGATACGACGCACTTTCAGATGAAATTATGCTGGCGTATCAAGAGGGTCGGGTCAAATAAAACTTTTGATCTAGGAGTAATAAAATGGCAAATACAGCATTTTCCCCAACCAATAGCGTAACCGTATCGAGCGCCGGTACCTTCGTTCCAGAGATTTGGAGTGATGAAATTGTTGCGTCTTACAAGAAGAATCTTGTTCTGGCCAATCTGGTCATGAAGATGAACTTCCGCGGCAAAAAAGGCGATGTGATTCACATCCCAGCACCAACACGCGGTTCGGCATCGTTAAAAGTAGCAACCGATGCAGTGACATTGATTGCTGCTAGCAACACTGAAGTGCAAGTGACTATCGACAAGCACTATGAGTACAGCCGTTTGATCGAGGACATCGCTGAAATTCAAGCTCTGAACTCAATGCGTCAGTTTTACACTGCCGATGCTGGTTATGCACTGGCGCGTCAAGTAGATACCAACTTGATTCAATTGGGTCGTGCATTTAACGGCGCAACAGTTGGCACCGACGATTATGCAACATCGGCAGCATCGACTAAAGCCTTTATCGGCTCAAACGGTACAACTGCATACAACTCAACATCGTCTAACGCAGCCGCTCTGACTGATGCAGCTATCCGTCGCACAATCCAAAGGTTGGACGACAATGACACCCCAATGGATGGCCGCTTCTTTGTTATCCCTCCATCAAGCCGTAACACATTGATGGGTCTGGCTCGCTACACCGAGCAAGCATTCGTTGGTGATGGCAATGCAATCCGCAATGGCGAGATCGGAAATTTGTACGGTATCCCTGTGTTTGTTTCGTCCAACGCTGATACTGGTGCTGGCACTTCAGGCACCGACCGTATTTGCTTGATGGGTCACAAGGATTCGATGGTTCTGGTTGAGCAAGTTGCGGTTCGCTCGCAGACTCAGTACAAGCAAGAGTATTTGGGCACTTTGTTTACTGCTGACACTCTGTATGGCGTCAAAGCAATGCGTACTGCGGCAACTGTTGGCGCAGCCCTGTCGTCTTCGGCATTTGCCTTGGCCGTACCTGCCTAATTAAACTCCCCACCTTCGGGTGGGGGTTTTTAACCTAATTAGGAGAAATACTATGGCAACAGCATCGGCAGTAACTGTACGCGCAGGCAACGATCAATTCCGTGGCCTGTTTTCTGATACGTGGCTGGTAACAGCTACACTTGACGCTGGCTCGTTAGTAGATGGCGCTGGCGAAACTGATGACGTAACCGTTCCAGGCGTTGCCTTGGGCGATATGGTCATTGGCGCATCATTGGGCGTGGATTTGGTTGGTTTGACTGTTACTGGCTACGTTAGCGCAGCCAATACTGTTAAATTCCGCATCCAAAATGAGTCAGGCTCTACCGCTGACTTAGCATCTTCAACATTGCGCATCGTTGTAGCACGTTCATTAGCGTGATAATCGGGGGCTTCGGCCCCTGATTTTTAAAGGTTCCTATGGCAATTTTTAGATGTCTTCAAAGCGGCCAAACTGTTGAATTTACGCAGCCGCATGACGTTGAAAGTATGAAAGGCCATGCGGGGTATGAACGCATTGATGAGCCTGAGACTTCAGGCGATAATGACGAACATTTGGTAATTATGCGGCCACCAGAGGCGCAGAAACGGCCTGGAAGGCCAAGGAAAACCGGTCATGTCGGACATTGATTTGCGTGAATTTGGCAAGCTGGAAGCTCAAGTTGAAATGCTTCAAGTTGAAGTTAGCGCACTGCGCGAAGACGTCAAAAAGCTATTGGCTATGGCCAACAAGTCGAAGGGCGGTTTTTGGGTCGGTATGGCTATTGCGTCGGCTATAAGTGGCGCTGCTGCATTTTTGTTAGATCGAATACTTTTTAGATGAAAACTGGTCTTTTAACTGGCAAAAGTTGCCCGATTGCAACGCAAGACATTTCGGTTAATCTCAAAAACCGTAATCATGCGTTCAAAGAATACGGTTATGGCCCACCTAATCCAGATGAAGCCAACACGGCTTTCTGGATGAAAAAGGCCACGATGTACAACGCGCCAACTAATACTGTCAAAGGTATGAGATGCGGCAATTGTGCGGCGTTTATTCAGACGCCGAAGATGATGGAGTGCATTGTTGGCGGGTTGGAGAAGGACGAAAACGAAGATGAATTGTCGTATGACGAAGAATTTGTCGCGGCGGCTGATCTAGGCTACTGCGATTTGTTCCAGTTCACTTGTGCGGCAGCTCGCACTTGTGATGCGTGGAAGGGCGGCGGCCCTATAACTAAGGATTAAGATATGTCAACATTTCAGTTAGACCCTAATCAAGTGGCTTTCGGTGTGCCAGCTATGGGAACTACCCAAGCTGCTACTGTCACCACTTCTAGCGTACAAATGACTGCATTTGGCGCAAACACCACACTGATTCGCATTGCTTGTGCCAATGGCCACTGCCATTTTGCGATTGGAACTAATCCAACTGCTTCAATTACAACAAGCCCATTGATCGGCAATAATCGATCAGAAATTATTGCTGTAACGCCAGGGCAAAAGATTGCTTTTATTAAAGATGCCGCAGTGACCACTTCTACAGTAACTGTTACGGAGTTAATATGAAAAAAGCAACTGGAGCTAAAAAGGTTGGCAAGGTCATGGGCGAGTATAAAGCCGGTACGTTACATTCTGGCAAAGGTGGCCCTGTAGTGACAAATCGCAAGCAAGCCGTGGCGATTGCCATGAGCGAGGCCAAAATGCCACAACGTGGCCAACGCACTGCTAAGAATAAGATGGGAAAAATGAAATGAAAAACGGACTCTATGCCAACATCAATGCCAAGCAAGCAAGAATTAAAGCTGGATCGGGCGAGAAGATGCGCAAAGTAGGCAGCAAAGGCGCGCCAACTAAAGCTGATTTTGTACAGTCGGCTAAGACAGCGAAAAAGCCTAAAAAATGATTAAGCGCGGTAAAGAGGAATTTGCTGGCTATAACAAGCCTAAAGCGACTCCAAGCCATCCAACTAAATCCCATGTAGTCCTAGCCAAGGATGGGGATGAAGTTAAGCTGATTCGTTTTGGCCAACAAGGCGCTACTGGCAGTCCTGACGGCACAAAACGCAATGAAGCATTCAAAGCGCGGCATGCCAAGAATATTGACAAAGGCAAGATGAGCGCGGCGTATTGGGCAAACAAAGTTAAATGGTAGCCAAAAATAAAGTAATTTCTTTATAATAGGGGCGATGGCTTCTTCCCATTGGGGATAGGCAAAAGCTGGCTCTGTTAAGTTTTGCGGGGAAGCGAATGACCTATCTTGAAATTGTAAATTCTATTCTGGTGCGATTGCGTGAGCCGACGGTATCAACTGTCGGCCTTGATGCGTATTCGACTCTTATCGGCAAGTTCGTTAATGACGCCAAGCGCCAAGTCGAGGATGCTTACGATTGGAATGCTCTCGGCCAAGAAAAAACAATCACTACCGCATCCGGCACGTATGTCTATTCGTTAACCGGCGCAGGTCAAAAGTTTCGTGTATCTAGTGATCCGCTAAATACCACCAGCAATGTTGTCATGCAAAATATCAGCGTGTCCGACATGCGCCAAAAGCAAAACTTCACCCCGATTGTCACCAACATCCCAGCGCAGTATTGCTTTGAGGGTGTTGACGGCAATGGTGATGCTCAAGTTCAATTGTATGGCCGTCCTGATGGCGTCTATACCATCAAATTCTTTTTGACCATCCCCCAAGCTGTTCTGTCATCAGACGGCACATCGGTGTTGGTGCCTGACGTATTGGTTGAGCAAAATGCCTATGCTAGAGCGTTAGTTGAGCGCGGCGAAGATGGTGGATTGAGTTCGTCAGAGGCTTACAACTTGTATCGCTCCATGTTGGCTGACTACATTTCGTTGGAAGCTACGCGCTTCCCTGAAACTCAGGAGTTTGTTTCCGTATGAGCCAAGCACTTGAACGATTCAGCGTTAATGCACCAGGCTTCTATGGCCTGAATACGCAAGACTCGCCATTGGATTTGGCGGCTGGATTTGCATTGACTGCGATTAACTGCATTCTGGACAAGTACGGTCGGATGGGCGCACGTAAGGGATGGACGAAAGTTAATACCAGTTCGGGCAATTTAGGCGCTAACGATATTGGCGTCATCCACGAATTGGTGCTTACTGGTGGATCGGTAACGACTCTATTTGCTGGAAACAATAAGATATTCAAATTAAGCGGCACAACAGTTACTGAGTTGACCTATGGCGGTGGTGGTACAGCACCAACCATTAGCGCCAATAACTGGCAGTGCGCATCGTTAAATGGAGTAACGTATTTCTTTCAGTCCGGTCATGATCCAATAATCTATGACCCAGCGGTTAGTTCTACAACGTACCGCCGAGTAAGTGAAAAGTCTGGCTATGCCGGTACGGTGCCACTAGGAAATATTTGCATCTCTGCGTATGGTCGTTTGTGGATCGCTAACAGTACGTCAGATAAAACAACGCTAACCTTTTCTGATTTGATTGCTGGCCATATTTATACCGGCGGCACATCAGGTACATTGAACGTCAATAACGTATGGGCTAACGGTGCTGATGAAATAACCGGCCTAGCAGCGCACAACGGCTTTTTGTTTATCTTTGGCAAGCGCCAGATTTTGGTTTACCAAGGTGCGACAACACCTAGCACAATGTCGTTGTACGACACTGTGGTTGGTATCGGTTGCCAATACCGTGATTCAATCCAAAGTACCAACACCGATGTTGTATTTTTGTCCAACAGCGGTGTGCGCTCAGTTCTTAGAACCATTCAGGAAAAGTCAGCACCATTTCGTGACTTGAGTAAGAATGTTCGTAATGACTTGATGCAGTTGGTAGCGGGTGAAACACCGGCAAATATTAAAGGCGTTTATTCAGAAATAGACGCATTCTACTTATTGACGTTCCCAACGGCGGGTCAAGTCTATGTGTTTGATACGCGAAATGTTATGCAGGACGGATCAGCGCGTGTAACTACGTGGAACGACATTAAACCAACGGCAATGTATGCGTTACGCAATGGCGACCTATTAATTGGTAAGAATGGTTACGTTGGTAAATACGGCGGGTATCTTGATGAC